CCCAGCGGCTATGCCTACAAGGTCGGCGATACGGCCATGACCATCCCGGTGCTGGACGAGGATGCCAGCCCCAACCTGATCCACATCCGCTTCTTCCACCCGGGCGACGATCATTACGGCGCCGGCTGCCTGGCTGCGGCCGAAGAGGCAGTGCAGATCCACAATGCCGCCGCCGCCTGGAACCGGGTGCTGCTGGAAAACGCCGCGCGGCCTTCGGGGGCGCTGGTCTATGATCCGGGCGACGGCGCCGGGCTTTCGGCCGACCAGTTCGACCGGCTCAAGCAGGAACTGGCCGAGGCCTATGCCGGCTATGCCAATGCCGGAAAGCCGATGCTGCTCGAAGGCGGGCTCAAGTGGCAGGCGCTCAGCCTCTCGCCCGCCGACATGGACTTTGCCGAACTGAAAGCCGCCGCCGCCCGCGATATCGCGCTGGCCTTTGGCGTGCCGCCGATGCTGCTGGGCCTGCCGGGTGACGCGACCTATGCCAATTACCGCGAGGCCAACCGCGCGCTGTGGCGGCTGACCCTGCTGCCGCTGGCGGGCAAGATCCTCTCGGCGCTGGGCGAGGGGCTGGAAACCTGGTTTCCGGACCAGCGCCTCGCGATCGACCTCGACCGGGTTCCGGCGCTGGCCGAAGACCGCGAGCGGCTGTGGGCCCAGGTCGGCAGCGCCAGCTTCCTCAGCGACGATGAAAAGCGCGCCATGCTCGGCCTGGCGCCTGCTCAATAAGGGAACAAACCATGAACCGTGACGAAATGGTCGCCCGCCTGGTCGCCCAGGCCGAAGATCAGGGCGCCGAACTGGTGACGCTGCGCGCGATCATCGAGGAAGCCAGCGAGCTGGGCGCCGAACGGGTGCTGAGCCGCATGGGGCTCGACGATCCCTCCGCCCATTCCGACCTTTCGGAACTGCGCCAGCTGCTTCAGGCCTGGCGCGATGCCAAGTCGAGCGCGTGGAAGGCGGCTGTCACCTGGGTGGTTCGCGGCATGCTCGCGGTTCTGCTGCTCGGCATCGCGATCCGCACCGGCGCGACGGGGCTCCTGAAGTGACCCCGGATCAAGTCCGGGGTGACGGACGCGCTTTGCGCTTCGCCGGCTATGCTGCCCTGTTTGGCAAGCGCGATGCGGGACGCGATCTGGTGCTGCCTGGGGCCTTTGCCAAGACCCTGGCCAAACGCCGCGATCCGTTGCCGCTCTACTGGCAGCACCGCCCCGACCAGCGGATCGGCTGGGTCGAACAGGTCGGCGAGGACGCGCGCGGATTGCGCGTGGTGGCGACGATCGACAATCCCGCCGGCGGGGCCGCCGCGGCGCTCAAACGCGGGGCGGTGACCGGCCTGTCGTTCGGCTACCGCGCCCGCCAGTTCACCCGCAGCGCGGCAGGCCGCGACCTCAGCGAGATCGACCTGTTCGAGGTCAGCCTGGTTACCCACCCGATGCAGCACGGCGCGCGGGTGCATCTTCTGCAGAATTCCTCCCCGGCACGGGGAGGTGGCAGCCCGCAGGGCTGACGGAGGGGGCTCGCCGCACAGCTTGCCCCCATCCGTTGCGCCTGGCCGCGGGCCCCCTCCACCACCTTTCAGGTGGTCCCCCTCCCCGGGCCGGGGAGGAATTTCAACACGAAAGGCCAATCCATGGATAATGAAGTACCTGTCGAGGCGCTTGACGCCTCGTTCGATATCGTCGCCCGCCAGGATGCCGCCGAACAGGCGCTGAGCGCGCTGCGCGGCGATGTCGATGAAGTGAAGTCGCGGCTCGAAAAGGTCAGCCGCGCCGCCGCCCGCCCGGCCCTGGCCGGTTCGGCCGAGGCCAGCCCGGAACTCAAGGGCTTTGTCGATGGCTACCTGCGCTTCGGCCGCGAGGCTGAATTGAAGTCGGTCACCGCCGGTGTGCTGGCCGATGGCGGCTATGCCGTCCCGCGTGAGATCGACGCGCTGATTTCCGCGCAGCTCAAGGCGATCAGCCCGATCCGCGCGATCGCCCAGGTCGTCCAGATCGGCACCTCGGGCTATCGCAAGCTGGTCACCTCGGCCGGCACCGCCTCGGGCTGGGTCAGCGAAACCGCCGCGCGGCCCGAAACCAGCACCGGCAAGTTCAACGAGATCGTGCCCCCGATGGGTGAGCTCTATGCCAACCCGGCGGCGAGCCAGGCGATGCTGGACGATGCCGCCTTCGACCTCGAAACCTGGCTGGCCGGCGAAATCGCCACCGAATTCGCCCGCGCCGAAGGGGCCGCCTTCGTCAACGGCACCGGCACCAACCAGCCCAAGGGCTTCCTCGGCGCGCCGACCAGCAACGCCGCCGATGCCACCCGCCCGTTCGGCACGCTGCAATTCTCGGTCACCGGCAATGCCAGCGCCTTCGACACCGCCCCGGAACTGAAGCTGATCGACATGGTCCACTCGCTCAAGGCGGCGCACCGCCAGGGCGCGGTCTTCGTGATGAATTCGAAGACCCTCGCGACGGTCCGCAAGTTCAAGGCGGCCGACGGCTCGTTCCTGTGGCAGCCGGGGATCATGGACGGCCAGCCGGCCCGCCTGCTGGGCTATCCGGTGATCGAGGCCGAAGACATGCCCGACGTGGCCGCCAATGCTTTCCCGATCGCCTTCGGCAACTTCAAGGCCGGCTACCTGATCGCCGAGCGCAAGAGCACCACGATCCTGCGCGATCCCTTCACCAACAAGCCCTACGTCAATTTCTACGCGACCAAGCGGATTGGCGGGCAGGTGCTCGACAGCGACGCGATCAAGCTGCTCAAGGTCTCGGTCTAAGACCTGCCGGGGCCGGGTGAGATCCCGGCCCCGCGCCCTTCCCGACACATCCAAGCAACAACCTGGAGACCGCCATGAAGCGGGCCATCGTCACGCCTGCGGCGCTCGCGCCGGCGGCGCTATCCGAGCTCAAGGACTGGCTCGGAATCACCACTCCGGCCGACGACACACAGCTCACCGCGCTGCTGCGCGCGGCGCTGGAGATGTGCGAGCATTTCACCGGCACCATGCCGCTGCAGCAGGACTGCGAGGAAGTGCTGCCGGCCTCAACCGCCTGGCAGGCGCTTTCGACCCGTCCGGTCCAGGCGATCACCGCGATCGAGGGCATTCCCGCCGAAGGTGCCCGGTTTGCCCTGCCGATCGGCAATTACGCGATCGAACTCGACCCCGGTGGCGGCGGGCGGGTGCTGGTTTCCAATCCCGGCGCGGCGGGCCGGATCGCGGTGCGCTTAACCGCCGGGCTCGCTCCGGACTGGGCCAGCCTGCCCGAATTGCTGCGTCACGGCATTCTGCGGCTGGCCGCCTTCCAGTACCGCCAGCGCGAGGATGTTGCCGCTCCCACGACGCCCCCGGCGGCGGTTGCCGCACTGTGGCGGCCCTGGCGCCGGCTGCGGCTGGCATGAGCGGCGCTTTCGACGCACTCGCTACCCGCCTGACCGAGCGCGCCCACCTGCTTGGCGAAGCCGCGCTGCGTTCCGCCCGCGCGGCACGCCGCGACCCGGCCCGGGCCTGGCGCGATGCCCGGCTGCTCTGGCCGCTGTTCACCAAAGGATAGCCCGCGATGGAAATTGCCCTGCGCGCCGCATTGATCGCCTGGCTCAAGGCCGACGCGGCGCTGACTGCCCAACTCAATGCCGTGGTCGAGGAAGCCCCGTCGCGCACCGCCCTGCCGTGGCTGGCGATCGCCGCCAGCGCCAGCGCCGACTGGAGCGCGAAGGACCGAACGGGTCGCGAAGTGCGGATTGCGCTGGAGCTGCACTGCCGCGGCGACCGGCCCGATAGCGCCGCCAGCCTGACCACCGCGATCGAGGCCCGGATCGCCACCCTGCCGGCCGCCCAGACCGGGTTCCGGATCGTCACCGCCCAGTTCCTGCGCGCCCGCGCCGAACAGCGCGGGGCAAGCACCCGCGCGGTGCTGATGGAATACCGGTTCAGAGTTCTGACCGACTGACGTCCCGCTCTCCCCTCCCGCCTGCGGGAGGGGTCGGGGGAGGGCCTGTTCCCTTCCCTCGCACCAAACAAGCCCTCCCCTAACCCCTCCCGCAAGCGGGAGGGGCACTGAAAGGACCCCCCCCCATGACCGCCCAGAAAGGCAGCGCCTTCCTGCTCAAGATCTCCGACGGGGCCAGCCCCGCCGTTTACCGCACCGTTGCCGGCCTGCGCACCACCCAGATGTCGATTTCCGGCGATCCGGTGGTGATCACCACCAAGGAAAGCGGCGGCTGGCGCGAGATGCTCTCGGGTGCCGGGGTCCGCTCGGTCTCGGTCAGTGCGGCCGGGATCTTCCTGGGCAGCGCGGCCGAGGCCCAGGTTCGCGCCAATGCGATGAACGGCACGCTCGACGATTACGAGCTGAGCTTCGAGGATGGCGAGAAGCTGCGCGGCCGGTTCCTGGTCCAGAAGCTCGACTATTCGGGCGATTTCAACGGCGAGCGCAATTACACCCTGCAGCTCGAAAGCTCCGGCGCGGTCATCAGCGCATGAGCCGGCCTGCCAATCCCTTTCGCGGCGAAGCGAGCCTCCCCCTCGCCGGTTCGCCGCGTCTGCTCCGCCCCAGTTTCGCCGCGCTGGTCGCGGCCGAGGAAGAACTGGGCCCACTCTTCGCGCTGGTTGAGCGCGCTGGGGCGGGGCAGCTCAGACTGGGTGAGCTGGCCGCGCTGTTCTGGCACTGCCTCGACAACCGCGATGGCCTGACCCGCGATGCGGTTGGCGAAGCGGTGATGGCGATGGGCCTCGCGGCGGCAAGCCAGCCCTTGCGGGTCCTGCTCGGCCAGATCCTGCAGGGCCGGACCGAACCGGACGCGCCATGACCGGCGCCTTCGGGCCCGGCGCCCAGCGCCTGGCCGGCCTGGCCGCGCAACTGCTGGGCTGGCGCCCCGACGATTTCTGGGCAGCGACCCCGGCCGAGCTGGCCGCGATCCTTTCGCCCGCCCTGCCCGGCGCCGGGCAGGCCATGTCCCGTAACGACCTCAACCGCCTGATGGAGCGCGATGATGCCTGATACCGTCGAAAGCCTGCTGATCGACGTGCGCGCCAATACCCAGGGCTTCGCTTCCGATGTCGCGGCAATGCGCAGCACCTTCGACAGCACCCTGGTTGACGGCTTCGAGCGGGCCGGGATGGTGCTGGAACGCGGGCTGCTGAACGCCCTGCGCAAGGGTAGCCTCGGGTTCGAGGATCTGCGCCGGATCGCGATGAACGTGATCGACCAGATCGCCAGCCAGGCGCTTAACGGCCTGTTCTCGTCGATCGGGCTGGGTGGCGGCAGCAGCGGTGGCGGGCTCGATACAATCCTGGGGATCGGCACAATGATCAGCTCGCTGTTCGGGCTGCCCGGCCGCGCCACCGGCGGTCCGGTCTCGCCCGGGCGCGGTTACGTGGTCGGCGAGCGCGGGCCCGAACTGTTCGTGCCGACCAGCGCCGGCCGGATCGAGACCGCCCTGCCCGGCGGCAACCGCGACGTCAGGGTGAACATCACCATTGCCGCGCCGCCCGGAACCGGCGCCCCGCAAGCGCTGCAGCGTTCCAGCCGCCAGGTGGCCAGCGCCGTGCGCCGCGCGCTCAGCGAATTCTGATTAAAGGGGAAAGCGCATGACCTTCTGGCTTGCCGCCAAACGCGAAGGGCAGGACAGCGACTGGATCCAGCGGTTCGATCCGCGGTTCTGGACCGTCAACTTCCCGCGTCCGATGATGGCCGCGTTGACCTGTCCGGCACCCGATGGCTTGCGGGTCGATGCGGTGTTCCTGCGCCAGGGCGATCTTGCCGGGATTATCTGGGACAGCGTCGATCGGCTCGACCACCCGCTGCTGGCCTATCAGACCAACCGCGACTATTCGCACACCCGGCTGACCTTCCGCTGGCGTTCGGGCGGCGTGATCGCGCTAGATGCGGTCAACGGTCCGGTCCTGACGATCGAGGGCCGCGATGCGGCGGGAGCCGCGCGGACCTGGTATGTGCGGCTGTGGAACTATGCCCAGGGCAGCCCCCAGGACGCGGTGATCCAGCTCGACTTCTCGACCCTGCTGGGTGGCTATTCGATCCAGGCCGGGGGCGACCCGGTCCATCCCGGCGATATCGACCGCATGTTCATCTCGCTGGTCGCGCCGGGTTATGTTGCGGCCAGCACCGTGCCGCTGGCCGCCCCGGTCGAAGGCTGGGCCGAACTGAGCGGGATTGCCTGCGAAGGCCAGCACGCGATGCTCGAAGTGGGTGATGTGATCGTCCCGCCGCATGGGCTGGCGCTGGCCACCGCCTATGACGATTGCACCAACCAGGCGCCCGAGCGCCTGATCCGCAATGCCCGGCAACTGGGCTATCGCGGCAGCCTGCTGCACTATGTCGGGATGAGCCATTACATGCGGCTCACTTCGCAGGGTGGCGCCTATCTGGTTCCCGGCAGTGGCGATCCGCTGTGCACCCCGGCCAAGGCCTGGCACCGCGCCTTCTTCGCCGCGGCCATTGCTGCCGGCTTCTCGCCGATAGCCTCGCTGTCCTACGAATTGCTGGCCCAGCATTGCCCCGATGCCTGGCAGCAGCGCGCGGCCAACGGCGATCCCGCGCGGACCGGCTGGGATCCCCCTTCCGCCCTGCTTTCACCGGCAAATTCAACCGCGATGGCCTGGCTGCGTAGCGTTGCCGAAGGATTCGTCGTGCTGATGAAGGAGGCCGGCGCTGCGATCCGGTTCCAGATCGGTGAGCCGTGGTGGTGGATCATGGCGGACGGCCGCCCCTGCCTTTACGACGATGCGGCCAAGACCGCCTTTGGCGGTAATCCGGTGGCGATCCCGGACCTGCGCGGGCCGCTGGGCAACGCGCAGAAGGATCTGCTTGATCAGGCCGGTACCGTCCTCGCCAGCTCGACCGCCGCGCTGCGCGATGCGGTCCGCACGGCGGCCACGCCGGGCAGCGCCGAAGTCCTGCTGCTCGCCTTTCTGCCCGGTCTGCTCGATCCGGCCATGCCCGAGGTGCGGCGCGCCAACCTGCCGACCGGCTGGGCCAGCCCGGCCTTCGACCGGTTGCAGGTGGAAGACTATGACTGGCTGACCGGCGGGGCCGAGGCATTCCGCCGCGATGCCTATGCCGAAGTCGCGGCGCGGCTCGGCTATCCGCCCGCCCAGACCGACTATCTGGCCGGCTTCGTGCTCGATCCCGCCGACCGCGAACTGTGGCGCGCGATCGACGCCGGGATCGACGAAGCGATCGCCCGCCAGGCGCACGAATGCTTCGTCTGGGCCCTTCCCCAGGTCTGCCGCGACGGCTTTGTCCGCCTGCCCCCTCCCACCGACGAGGACGACATGCTGCCCTTCGACGATGTTCACTATCCGCTGGCGCTGGGCCGCGACGCCATGGTGATCCCGGAATTCTCGACCAGTGTTGCGGTTACCGCATCCGGTTATGAACGCCGCAACAGCCTGTGGTCGGATGCACGGCTGCGCTTCGATGTCGGCCCCGGGATCCGCGGCGAGGCTGAGCTCGGTGTGCTGCTGGCCTTCTTCCGCGCCCGGCGCGGCGCGGCGCGCGGGTTCCGCCTGCGCGACCCGTCTGATTTCAGTTCCAACGCGATGACCGACACCCCGACCGCCGCCGACCAGTTGCTGGGCATCGGCGATGGGCTGAAGGCAGCCTTCCCGCTGGTCAAGCGTTACGGCGAGGCGGGGGCGGAGCAATTGCGCCGGATTACCCGCCCGCGCTCTGACAGCGTGCTGGTCAGCGTGGACGGGGTGGCCACCATCGCTTTCACGCTCGAGCCCGGCGGGATGGTCCGCCTCGCCGCGCCGCCCGCCACCGGCAAGCTAGTGCGCGCCGGGTTTCTGTTCGACGTCCCGGTGCGCTTTGCCGACGACCGGCTGGAAGTTTCGGGCGCGGACTTTGCCGCCGGCGAGGCACCGAGCGTGCCGGTGATCGAGATCCGCGAGGGCGAGGCATGAGC